AAATGCAGTTCAAGATGGTATGGTGAATGATGATGTGGCAACTGGTTTGGCAGGAACAGGAACAACTGCCACCAGTGGAGTATTGAATGTAATTGGTGGAACTGGAATTACAGCTAATGCAAACGACATAGCAATAACTGCTGATTCGGTTGGAGATACTCAACTTGAGTATAATACTGGACAACATTTAACATCAACTTCATCACCTACATTTGATGAAATAAATGTCATAGCTTCAGAAACAAGTACTACATTAACTTCAGATACTTACGGTGGACATATAAGATTAAAGAATTCTTCCGATACAGATAATAACTGGACAGCAATTTCAATGGGGGATGCTGTAGATGGAACTTCAATTTCAAGATTAGCTTTTAAAGGTGATGACCATAGTGGTAATAAAGGTTCTATGGAATTCTATACTGCAAATGGTAGTGGTTTAATAAAACGAGGTAGAATAGATAATGGTGGTGATTGGACTATTAATGCTGGACTTGGAGTTGGTATGACTGCTGAAGGTACAGATGGTAGAATAGATGCTTCAAATGATGTTGTCGCGTTTAGTTCTTCTGACAAACGATGGAAAGAAAATATTATTCGTATAACAGAACCACTTGAAAAGATAGGTAAGATTGGTGGATATGAATTCGATTGGAAAGAATTAACTGAAGAAGAAAAGAAAACTCAACATGGTAACACAGGACATGATGTTGGTGTGATTGCTCAAGAAATACAAGAAGTATTACCAGAAGTCGTTAAAGAAAGAGACAATGGATACTTAGGTGTAGACTATGAAAAAATTGTACCATTATTGATTGAAAGTATTAAAGAGTTAAAATTAGAGGTAGACCATCTAAAGAAAACTAAAATGAATAAAAGAGTTAAAGTGTAAAAAATATTAAATTAAAAGACTAATTTAAAGAATTAATATTATATATATTATTAACATAAATACTATAAAAATGGAGTTATAAATATGCCAACTAAAAATACTAAATTAACAACTGAAGAGATTCAAGGGATGAGTGAAATCCAACAAGGATATCAACAATTACAATCCACTATCGGGGCTATTCACTTGAGAAAATATCAATTATTTCAACAAATAGAGGAAGCCGAAAAACAATTAGCAGAATTAGAAGTAAACTTCTCTCAGAAGAGACAAGAAGAAGTGAGTTTGTTAAAAAATCTTGAAGAAAAATATGGTCAGGGTACTCTTGATATAACTACAGGTGAATTTACACCAACTTCTTAAACTTTTTATTAAAAAAACTCCTAAGTATGTGTATTTTGGTAATTTAATTTTATACTTATATAGGATAAATAAAGTTTTTTTATGTAATCAATAATTAAAAAAAGATAATAAATAGGAGAAAAAATATGGCTGAACGAATAGTTAGTCCAGGTGTATTTACGAGAGAAAGAGATGTCTCATTTCTACCACAAGGAATTGGTGAAATAGGTGCAGCAATAATCGGGCCAACAATTAAGGGCCCTGCATTCGTTCCAACAACTCTAACAAGTTTTTCTGAATTTGAAAATACTTTTGGTGGTGTAGATACACGGTATTATGTACCATATACAGTTAAAGAATATTTTGATAATGGTGCACCCGCAGTAACAATAGTAAGAGTTTTAGGAATTGGGGGATATCAAACTGAATCACTTTATATTAGTGTTTCATCTTCAACTCATAACGGAGTTGGAGCAGTTTTAAAACCTTCAAGAAAAAGTCCAAGTTTAGATATTGACGGCCCAACAAGTGCTTCACTAAATGCCGCTTCAAAAACTTGGGAAACATTTAGTTTTTCTGTAGGAACAACGGCATATACGGCATCGTTTAATACTGGTTCTGATAGCTACATCACAAAAGTATTTAGTGGAGATCCACAAGATACAAATAAAGACTTGTATGTGTATAAAAACTTTGAACGTTTTCAATGTGAAAAATCATTTTCTTCAACTAACTCAAGTGCATCTTTAGCAAGTGGTAGTGGAGAAGATTTCACAAATGATTATAGTGTAGCAACTACACCGTATGTTGTTTCACAATTGATAGGTGGATCAAGAAAGAATTTGTTTAAAGTTAATACACGTTCTCACGGTACTACTATTAATGAAAAATATAAATTAGCAATTACAGATTTAAGAGCAAAAGAAGATATTGCAGGTAGTGAGTATGGTGATTTTACACTTAGAATATTAAAAAATAATCCAGGTGAGAATGATGATGCTGAATTAGTAGAAGAATTTCAAAATGTAAATTTTGATCCAGATTCAACAAAGTTTTTACCACGAGAAGTAGGTGATAGATATGTAACTATAGATACAAATGGTAAACTTACTTACAATGGAGATTGGCCAAATAAATCACAACATATTTATGTTAGTGATCATTCAACAAACCTCGAAGGTATTAGTGGAGACGCATTACCTCATGGATTTGCAGCAACGAAGAATCCAATTTCATCTGGGACTGTTCCAAGTGCTAGTTTTGTAACAAACCAGTTTACTGATCATATAGATACTTCACAAGGTAGATTTGATTCAAATGAATACTATGGTTGGGATTTTGAAAGTAAAGATAATCAAGAATATTTAGCACCTTCACCAACATCAGTTGGTACTGGTCTTAATGCTGTATTTAGTTTAGAAAATATGTATGGACATGCAGATGCAAGTCAAATTGGAGCCGATACATATTCAAATGGATCACAAGCAATTACAATGACACTATCAGCAAAAGAACAAAGAAAATTTCTTGTTCCATTTCAAGGTGGGTTTGATGGAGATAATCCAACTACATTGAAAGCAACTGGTAATGATATTTCAGCTACAAACACACAAGGACTTAACTGTACAAATGCAAATGCAAGTGGTACGATAGCGTATAAACGAGCAATTAATGCAGTGAGTAATCCAGATGAGTTTGATATGAATATGTTGGTAACACCTGGTATTATACATGAATATCATACACAAGTAACTAATCATGCAATATCTAAAGTAGAAGATAGAGCAGATTGTTTCTATGTTATGGATGGTTCAAGATGGGGCCGTTCAGTAACAAATGCAGTTAGTGATATTAAATCAGTAGATACTAACTACGCAGCAACCTATTATCCTTGGGTTAAGATTCTTGATCCTGTTAAGAATAAACCAATGTGGGTTCCGCCTTCAGTAGTGATACCTGGTGTCATAGCTAATACTGATACTGTAGCACACGAATGGTTCGCACCAGCTGGTTTGAATCGTGGTGGATTAAGTTCTGTATTGGAAGCAAAAACAAGACTAACACATAAAGAAAGAGATACTCTTTATGAAGGTCGTGTTAATCCAATCGCTTCATTCCCACAACAAGGTGTCGTGGTATTTGGACAGAAAACATTACAAGGGAAACCATCAGCACTTGATAGAATCAATGTTCGTAGATTGTTAATTAAACTTCGTAAGTTCATTGCAAGTTCTTCAAGATATTTGGTATTTGAACAGAACACAGCAGCAACAAGAAATCGTTTCTTGGGTATTGTGAATCCATTTTTGAATTCCGTACAAGCTAATAGTGGTTTAAGTGCATTTAAAGTAGTGATGGATGATTCTAACAATACACCAGATGTTGTTGATAGAAATGAATTAAGAGGACAAATCTTTATTCAACCTACAAGAACAGCAGAGTTTATTGTATTAGACTTTGTAATTCAACCTACGGGAGCAGCATTCCCTGAATAAGTTTGACTTATAATAAACAGTAACGTATAATGAAAAGCCCCAATTTTTAGTTGGGGTTTTTCTTTTGTTAAAAAAACTTCAATAAAACTTCAAAAAACAATATATTTGAGTATCACTTTTTTTTATTAAAGTGATATTTATATATGTAATAGTATTTGAACGGCATTAACAGGAGAAGAAAAATGGCCGAGATTCTAAATCAAGACGAAATCTTTTTTACACCATTTGAACCGAAAACAAAAAATCGGTTTATTATGTATATAGAAGATATACCTTCTTATTTTGTAAAAACAATGAACCGTCCCCAAATAACTTTTGATGAAGTTGAACTAAATCATATTAATGTAAAACGTTATTTAAAAGGTAAAGGTGTCTGGGAGCCATTAGAAGTTACTCTTTATGACCCAATAGTTCCAAGTGGAGCACAGTCAGTAATGGAATGGGTTAGACAACACCACGAATCTGTAACGGGTCGTGATGGATATAGTGATTTCTATAAGAAAGAAATTAGATTTAATCTGTTGGGTCCTGTTGGTGATAAAGTAGAGGAATGGGTACTTCATGGATGTTTTATCCAAACCGCCAATTTTAATGATTTAGATTTTGCAAACGGAACAGATGTAGTGGATATTAATCTAACACTTCGTTACGATTACGCCGTATTGTCGTTCTAAAAATATAGGAGAAGAAAAATGACTGAATGGATAGCAGCAAATTGGGAATATGTTTTGGTTGGTATTTACGCGATTGAAAAAATCGTAAAACTTACACCAACAAAATATGACGATATTCTTTTCGATATGATTCTTAAACCAATCAAAGAGAAATTCGCACCGAAAAAATAATTAAAAATAATTAAAAATTTTTAAAGGTTATAAAGTATAATGGTTATAAATCTTGAATAAAATCAAAGGAGCTAAATATGGCTGAAAATCAATATGATTTTCCTACTGAGGTAATAGATTTGCCTTCAAAGGGAATGTTGTATCCAAAAGAAAATCCACTTTCGAGTGGTAAGGTAGAAATAAAATATATGACTGCAAAGGAAGAAGATATTTTAACTTCTACTAATTTAATTCAACAAGGTACAGTTTTAGATAAATTATTTGAATCGATAATTCCAGATAAATCTATCAAGATTGGTGATATGTTAATTGGTGATAAAAATGCAATAATGTTAGGTGCTAGAATTTTGGGATATGGTAACGAGTATCAGATTGAGATTAGTGATCCCGATTCAGGACTTACAAAAGAACTCACAGTAGATTTGTCAGAAATGAAATTTCGAAAAGTAGATTATTCTATATACGCTAGTGGGGAAAATAAATTTTCAATAGAATTACCTAATTCAAAACGTATAGTTGAATTTAAATTACTAACTCATAATGATGAGTTAGAAATAGAGGCCAGTATAAAGGCATTACAATCTATAACTAAGGTTACTGGTGTAAGTCCTGAACTTACTACTCGATTAAAACAACAAATCCTTTCCGTAGATGGAGATAGTTCTAACAAAATAATAAATAAATTCGTAGATAATGAATTTCTTGCACTTGATTCACGAGAATTTAGGTCTTATGTAAAATCAATTGCTCCAGATATTGATATGCGGACGGAATATATAAGTGGAATAGGAGAGCCCCATATGGTAGATATACCAATCGGGGTTACGTTTTTTTGGCCTAAGTTCTAGCTATAAACGAACTGTACACGATGAGATATTTTCATTGTGTCATTATAGTAATGGATTTACTTTCAATGATGTTTATAATATGCCCGTTCATTGGAGAAGATATTATATGAGTAAACTTGTTGAGATTAAAGAAAAAGAATCGGCTGTCTATAAAGGTGATAAATCCCCCCCAAAAACTATCCAACGTCAATTATAATAAAAAAATAGATTCTTATATTTATTAATAAGATGAATCAATCTACATTATAGGAGATTTTAAATGGCAAAAGTTGAATTAACTGAAGGAATTCTTGACAGATTTATGAAAAATGTTGAGAAGAGAGTTCAGAAAATGAAAGAAAAAAATGTTGATAAACTCTTGAAAAGTCCAAAGTTTAAAAGAGAGTTAAATGATTTTGCCAAATCTTTAGGTTCTTTAGAAGACTTATACAACGAAATTTAAAATTTCTTTTTAAATAAAATATAAAAAGGCACTTGATGGCTGATATTGCAAAGAAAATAGAAACCCAAACCAAAGCACAAGTAAAGCTTGAAAAAGAAATTGCCAAGTTAAAAGATTCGGAGCTTAAAAAAGATAAGAAAAGATCAAAGGAGTTAAAAGGCCTACTAAAAGATAGGAAGGATCATATAAGGTTATTAAAGAAAGAACTCGCAGCACAAGAAAAAATATCAGCTTTCGATAAAAAAAGAAATCTATTACTTAGTAAGGCTGATAATACTTTATCACAACAGGTTGCAAAAAGTATGAACCTGCTTGGGGCAAAAGAAACACTTGCCGCAGTGGAAAGAATTCAAACTGGTGAGGGGCTGGCAGCCTTAACCGCCATAGAAGAACAAGAAAAAGCAATTCTCGGTAGTATGACCGAAAAGGGAATAATGTCTTATGATATTGTGGAGACAGAGAAGGCTCTTAAAGACTTGAAAGAATCATTGGTTGATTTAGAAGGAGAAGATAAAAAAATTCTTGCAAAAAGACTTGGGATGCTCCAAGGTGAACACAAACTTCTCAAGGAAACAGCGAAACAAGAACAGGCAAAAAATAAACTTCTTAATATGGGTTTGGGTGCAATGGGTTCAAGTGTTAGTGCACTGAAAGGTATGGTGAAAGGTGCAAAAGCTTTTGCAGCTGCAATTATGGCTAATCCTGTAATGGCTATTGCTGCAGTACTTATAGCTATTGTAGGTTATTTGTGGAAGTCCGTGATGGCTACCAGAGATATGTCAAAGGAAATGGGCGTTTCATTAATAACTGCTGGAAAAATGCAAGGTGTTGTCAAAGGGATGTGGAAACATCAAGCCGCGATGAAAGCACTTGGTAGGGATATCGGCGATAGTGCTACTGCAATTTTTAATGCTACTCGAAGTACCAGAGATGTAAACAAAGAAAATTTGAAAACCTTGAGTACTTTAGCAGCCGTAACAGGAGCTACCGAAACAAATGTAGCTGAGTTGTCGAAAATGTTTGCAGATATAAATGGCTTAGATTTTAAAGGTGGTATGGAGTTCGTGACAGCTACTAAAGACTTGGCCGCGGCAAATATGGTAGATAGTGGTTTAGTAATAGCTGATATGGCCACATCTGCAGAAGACTTCGCGTCATATACAGATGATAGTATGAAAAATCTTCAAATGGCCGCTATTCAGGCAATTAAAATGGGTACTTCCTTAGCAACAACTATAAAAATGACTGAATCATTATTAGATTTTGAAACTTCTATAACAAACACAATGGAAGCCTCAATGATGATTGGTAGAAATTTGAATTTTGATAAAGCCAGGATGTTGGCTATGGATAATGATATATTGGGTGCCACAAATGAAATTGTTAGACAATTAGGAAGTGCGGACGAGTTTACAAAATTAGGTGCTATTCAAAGGAAAAAGTTAGCGGCATCAATAGGAGTTGAAGTAAGTGAATTATCTCGATTGGTAAGTGGTAAACCATTAGAGATGACAGCGGATCAAAAAGCGGCAAAACTTCAAGGATCACAACTTGATGCAACTAAGGAATTAACAAAGGCAACACAGATATTAGCTGGTGCAATGTGGAAAGGGGTTAAAGGTAATTTCGTACCTGGTGCAGATGCCAAAGAAAAGAGAGACGAAGCCCTTATACAAGATTCAAAGCAACTGGTTAAACTATTTCAAAAAATCCAACACGATGGTTAAGGAAATTAATAAGTAATGGCAATATTAAATAGAATAAAAACAGACTTATCAAGTTTTGATTATAAAAAAATTGAAACTACTCGTTTAGAACCGAGTAATGTGAAGAATTTGCCCACACCACCCTCTCGTGTTACTGAAGTTGAAACAACAATTATATCTCCAGATTTTTCAAAATTGGCCAATACAGATAGAGGAAGTAATGATGTAAAACAACCAAGTAGTTCTTATCTTCAAGCTCATAGATTTAATGATGGTTTTGGTAATATTGCATTAACCGCAGTTAAAACAGTTGAAGATGTGGTGAGATGGACAAAATGGTCAATTACAGGAAAAGGAATTCTTTTTCATATAAAACAGGCCGTATTACAAAGATTTAACGCTAGAAGAGAAACAAGAATTTATAATCCATTGGGTGTATTGGGTTCAGTATTACCTTTTGTTCATTTACCAAGACATACTACGGGAACATTTTTAGATTTTAAAAATCCTCCAAACTATCCTGATGACGTGGGAACGGGAAGATTTCGATTCGGAGCAGGAATGCAAGGTAGACGATTCGTGAAGGATTACGGGTATAGGGGTGCAAATAGTACAAATAAAGAAATTGAAGTGGGAAAAGACCCACCAAATACTAAAACTACCAAGCATTTTTGGAGTGAAAAGGGATCTGTTATTAAAATTGGTACTGACCGTGATATATATTCAGTTGGAACAAGTAATCAATTACAAGTTCCATATCACGGTACTAAAGATAATACATCAACAGCCAACTTACCTACAGATTTTATAGAGTTTAGAATTAGAGATTTAGTAAATGGTAAATGGTTGATATTTCCAGCACATCTCGGTACAATAACCGATACCGTTACACCTGCATTTTCTCCAGAACGATATATTGGAAGACCAGATGCCGTACATATCTATACGGGAACAGATAGAAGTGTATCATTTGATTTTAAAGTAGCGGCATTTACCAAACAAGAAATACCAATTATACAAGAGAAAATGAATTATTTAATGGGATTGGGATATCCAACATTTAAAGAATTATTCAAAGGTGATACAGAACAAAGACCAGTTGCTCCATATATTAGTTTAACTATAGGTGATTTATTCAAAGATACTCCAGGTTATTTTAGTTCTATTACAATAACAATGGAAGAAGGTGCAACTTGGGAGTTAGATGATGGTCATCAAATCCCACAATCTTTTAGTGTGAGTGTTGAGTTTGTTTATATTGGTAAACATTTACCACAAACTCTTGGAAAACATTATGATGTGCCTTGGTTGGAAGATATGGGTACTAAACCACATAAGAGAGGCACTTTTCAAATAGGTAATAGTTTTGAAAAAGGTCTACTCCCACCAGAGAACGTTAACCAGCCAACGAGACATTCACGAATGAGGGGGTCTGGAATAAGGGATAAGGCAGCGCAGTATGAATAGATATAAATACCAGCAAGTAAAAAGAGATTCAGATGGACGTAGAAAACTATCCACGACTGAGTATGCAAAAATTAAATCTAAAAATAGTGATGTGATTTATACTGTAAAATATGGTGACAGTTATGGTTCTTTAGCACATAGGTTTTATTTAGATACAACATTATGGTGGATTATTGCAAGGGCTAATGGAGAATTTCAAGGTAATCTAAAACCAAACATCGGCCAAAGATTAATAATACCACAAGATATATCAGATGTTATTAGGGAATTAAATAATTTAAATTCAAGTCCGAGTTAAAATGTTTGGAGATTATATACATAAAAATATCCAGAGTACTTTATTTAATCGAATCGACGCTTTAAATAGAAAGAAAGTTGATAATCCATTAGATTCGGCTAATCCAAATTCAAATCAAGATTCTTTCCTTATGGGTGCAACTTGGGCAAATGTCACAGCTGCTGTACCTAATGTTACGACCAATCCCTACTCTGGAGAAATAATGACAGTATGGGATGATCACTTATTTAGATTAAGTTCCATTCACAGTATGGATCATAGAGCTAATGATCCTTTATCAATTAGATCGGATTTTTGGGATAATACAAAATGGGCCCGAGATCCTGGAACTTGGAGAGGACATAATGGAATTACGGGAATAGAGGTTACGTATTTAAACCAAACCACATTATCTACTACAATTACATGGGTTTTGAACGATATTAATGAATTTGAAGTATATCAAAATGCATTTTTAAAACCCGGAAGGGTATTAATGATTGAGTTTGGTTGGTCAAGAGAAAAACCACAAGAAATACCAGATATTGAAACTGCAGAAGAAATGTTCGATTTCTTTAAAGCCAATCAAAAACTAATGACAAGCTATGGTGGTGATTATTTTGCGACTTGTGGAACTATTAAAAATTTTGATTATACTCTCGCTGAAGGTGGTAGGTATCAATGTACAACTGAAGTTGTATCAATGGGACAACAGTTATTTAAATCACCAATAGGAAGAGATAAAGATCAAGAAACTCCCAGTTTAGTTAATGAGTTTCAAGAAAAGAACCCACCAAAAGCAAATAAAAGGTTAACAAGATTAAAAAATTCAAAATTGAATAAAGCTACTAAAGAAAAAATAAGAGAGACAATTCTTAATGCCGGTGGAAATTCTTTTGAAACAGTAATAAGTAGATTTAATACTTACATTACGAATCACACACCCATTGCATCGACTGACAAGAGCCAAACCTATACTCGAAACGGAAAGTCTTGGTGCACTTGGGGTTGGTTTGAAGATAATATTTTAAATACGTATTTTGGATTACTTATAAAAAAATCACCAAAAAATGCTACATCTGATATTGATGATGACTGGATTGCTAGATTTAATAGTTCGTTTAGAAAGGTTCCTGATGATGACTACACACACCGAGGACGTAGTGTATACAATCGAGAACTTGACCCCGATTCTCTGTATGAACCGAATTTATGTCAAAGTGATGTAAATTTATTTACTAAATCTTTTGATATAATATTTCCTGGTAGGACTATTGAGATAAGTGAAAATGTAAAAGCGGGGGTGGAGGCTAAGTTTGAAGAAGGAATTCATTTTTTAAAAGAAGTGGATAAAATATATCAGGATATGAATGATTTGTTTTCCGCATTTGAACCTGTAGGATTACAAAATAAAAGAGGTATAATTCGTAATATAGTTTTTAGTGCTGATATTCTTAAAGAATATTTTTCTGGTACAACTATAATTGGCCAATCGATAAAAAATCTGTGGGCTTATGTAAATATACAATATGGAGGATTTTGGGATTTTGATGTATTGAGTGATACTAATGATACTACTCTGGTTGGTGTTTTCGATAGAAAAATAACTCGTGTTAGGGTTAAAGATTCTGTAACTTTTCCTCATACAAGAAATCTATCTACAAAAGATAATCCAATTAAAACATTTCAGTTTAACGTTTATAGTACGGATTCTTTAATAAAAGATTTGACTTTTGCTACTCAAATGTCTGCAGAAATGATGACTCAAGCAGTTTATTCAGGAAATAATAGTAGTACTGTAACTAAAAATGGGATTTTTGGCGGTGTTCCAGGAGATAAGGATGGAAGAGCCGTAAAAGCTTTTGCAGCACTTCAAAATTTTAATTATTTAGATTCAAAAACTGTAAATAAAGAGATTCGAGTAAAAAAAGTTTTGAAAGATGGATTATTAGATTCAGTAACAACACCATATATGATATCTCAAGTTGCATTTAGGGATAAAACTGGAACTTTAACCACAAAAACCTTAAATGCTGTACTTTCATCACATGAAAAGCAATACCAGGAAGCAGAGGCCTTTATAATAGCTGATGAACAATCGGATGAGTTAGCTAAGAAAATAACAAAAACTTATAATTGGTTTGATGTTAACAAGGCTTTAAATGATAGGGGTATTATTTATGACCAAACTGGAAAAATGTTAGAAACTTATTCTAAAACGATGTTATTTTTGTTAAACAAAACTGATAAAGCTCAAAGGAAAACTGATGTACCCATACCCTTTACTTGTAATTTTTCTATAGCTGGAATATCTGGAATAAAACTTTATGATTATTTTACTATAGATTATTTACCTGAACTATATAGAAAATATTCTGTGTTTCAGGTTACTGGAATTACACAAACAATAGATACAACTGGATGGAATACTGCTATATCAGCAATGATGAGGGTTGATATGGATTCACTTGCAGATGATATAGGTAGAGATGTACCCGATAACATTAAAACAGAGCTTAACTTTATAGATGATATGCACATAATAGATACACTTAATGCTACTCTTTTACCATCGACACCCGCAAAAGGCATTGGTAAAAGGGCAGATGGAACACCAAAGAAATTTGCTTCATCGAGTACAAAGTTTGCTCACATCAATCCAGGTAGTTTAGTTTCATTAGAAGAATTAAAGGGAATTGATGATGAAATCTTTGACGTTCTGCAAAATGAAGGGATTTCAACTTGGGATCAATATAGGAGAATATATAGTGCACCTGGGATGAGTAAAGCCAACCCCAATGTGTCAAATGCTAATATTCGTGGGATAATGAGTGCCCGTGTCAAGAATTCCGTAGGGGTCAGAAAGCAACTGTTCTCATCTAAAAATTTTCCTACTCTAAAATCAAAACGCCTGAAGTTATTGAGAAGAGTAAGACAAACATATACAATGCCTCTCAACATAAGTACACCTAAAAGTATTTTTGAAACTTCAAAATAATTTTGTTTTTAGAAATTAAATTTTATATATATTAATATAGATAAAGGTTATAATAAATGGTTTTATGGTTCACAGGTCAGCCTGGTTCAGGCAAGACCACATTAACAAATAGATTCATAGAAGATAAATTAATTGGATTCATGAAAATCCAACCAGTTAGAATTGTGCACATTGATGGTGATGATTTACGAGATGTATTGGATAATAAAGATTATTCAGAAAAAGGTCGTAGAAAAAATATTCAATTTGCTATCGATATGACGAAGGTGTTGGATGATAAAGGTTTTATAGTAATAGTATCTTTAGTATCACCATATCGAGATATGAGAGAGAAGTTAAAATCTAACAGAAATATAGCAGAGTTTTATCTTCACACAACGGATATACGTGGTAAGGAAGATTATTTCGTAGAAGATTACGAACCACCATTACATAATTATGTAGATATAAATACAGACAAAACAATAGAGGAGTGTTTAGATGAAGTACTCAATGTTTATCGGCAGATGGCAACCGTGGCATAAAGGACATCAATGGTTGATTGACCAAAGACTTAAAGAGGGTAAGAATGTTTTGATTTGTATTCGAGATATGATGCCTAATGAAAATAATCCATATACTTGTGAAGAGGTTTATGATAATTTACAAATACAATTAAAGGAATTTATAGAAAAGGGAATTATTAAAGTTATGATTATACCAGATATCGAATCAGTAAACTATGGTAGAGGAGTAGGATATGATATTATTGAACATTCCCCACCAGAAGATATAAAAAAAATATCTGCCACAGAAATAAGAGGACAACTGAATGAAAATTGATGTATTAGATAAGGGTTATATAGAATTAGTGGATAAACTTGGAGATGATTTAACTCCAGTTAATGCAGCAAGAGTATCATTCGGTGGTCGTAGTGATGAATTTACAGAGAAAGATAGGAAACTATCCAAGTTTTTAATCAAACATAAACATTTCAGTCCATTCAGACATCAACACATTCAAGTGATTATTAAGGCACCTGAATTTGTTATGAGACAATGGTATAAACACGTAGTTGGAATAGAAACAACATCTTCATCAGTTACTAAAGACCATGCATGGAATGAGATTAGTGGTCGTTATATAGAGGTAGAAGATTTCTATTTCCCTGAAGTTTGGAGAAAACAATCTCAAGATAACAAACAAGCATCAGAAGGTGAGTTAGATGATTTACAACAAAAACGAATGAATTTAGCTTATAAAACATATATGAATCATGTTGAAATGACATATGATATTATGATTGCAGCTGGTGTGGCTAAAGAACAAGCACGAATAGTTTTACCACTTTCACAATATACTAAAGTTTGGTGGACAGCATCATTTCAAAGTGTTATGAATTTTATAGAATTAAGAGATGAGAAAACAGCCCAAGTAGAAATACAGGAGTACGCGAGAGTATTGAAGGGGATAATGTTAGAAGTGTTTCCAGAAACTACTAAAATATGGAAGGAAATATATTGGAAATAAAAGTATTAAAGAATTATTGGGAATTAGGGTGTCGTGTAGCAGATATTGTTGAACATACACTAACGTTACCAGAACCTAAATTAGTATTACCAACAGGTTCAACACCACTTAGTTTATACAAAGAATTAGTTAATAGAGATTTAGATTGGAGTACTACTACTACATTTAACTTAGATGAGTATGTTATAAATCCAAATCATCCACATAGTTATAATAGTTTTATGAAGAAACAGTTATTTGATAGAGTTAATATATATCCAGATAATTATCATTTCCCATTTAGACCTACTGAAGCATTTGAAGATAAAATAAAAGAAATAGACTTGTGTATATTAGGTATAGGTAGTAATGGTCATATAGCATTTAATGAACCAGGTTCTTCATTTGAGTCTCGGACAAGAGTTGTAGATTTATCAGAACAAACCATAGAAGATAATTCAAGGTTTTTTGATTCGATAGATGAAGTACCTAAACAGGCAATAACTATGGGGTTGGGAACTATAATGGAATCAAAGAAGATAGTATTGATGGCAAATGGTGAGAATAAATTAAATATTTTAAATGTAGCAATGAACGGTGAAGTAACAGAAGATGTACCAGCGTCTATTTTACAAAACCATAAAAATGTAAAGGTATATTATAGTGATTAATTGGAAAGAGTTATTACCTAAACAAAGTAGTATAGTTGTTTGGATGGTGTGTTTACTAATGTATTTAATTATAAACAAATGTATTTAATATGATTGATAAGATAATGATTGTAGCACACCCTGATGACGAAGCACTATTCGGTGGAGCTGAATTATTAACACATTCAGACGAATATAAAGTTGTAGTAGTAGATGAATGTCATAATGAAGTTAGAAAAAGAGAACTTATAGCCTCTATGAAGTTTATAGGGATAAAAGAATTTGAACATTGGACAGGTTATAAAGGTGGAGAAGATTATCATAGAGAGAAACTTATCTATGAATTGTTAAGAGTATTGAGAGAAAGAGATTATAAAAAAATAGTAACACATAATAAACAAGGTGAATATGGACATCCAAGACATAGGGCATTACACGATGTCTTAAATCATTTAAGGCCAGAGTTGTTATGGTGTTTTGATAAAAATCATGATGATAGGTTACCTGATAAACTATTATTTAAAAAGAGAGATTTATTAAAAGTGTATGGAAGTCAAACCGATGTATTGAATTGGTTTAGTCCTTGGTATGAAAAAATAACAAAGGTTAATAAATGATTGGTTGGATATTATATAAAAATCCTATTGATGAATCTTGGGAAACTCAAAAACTTATAGAAGAATTTGAGAAACAAGGAATTAAAGTTCGTGTGGTCAATCCACAAGATGTAGATATTTTTGTTGATAGAGATGATAGAAAAAGTATTTTAGTTGATGGTAAGTCAAGACTTTTACCAGATTTTGTAATACCACGAACAGGTAGTGGAACAACATATTTTATCAAAGCAATTATTCGACATTTAGAGCGGTTGGGAGTGATACTTATTAATGGTAGTGATTCGATAGATAATGTTAAAGATAAGTTATACACACAACAAGTA